CGCCCAGGAATCTTTTACGTGAACGCAGCGGGTATCGGCGAAAACGCTCCGCGAAGGGCGTCGGAGGCGCTTTTTCTTCACGAAGCCGTGCCCGGCCACCATTTTCAGATCTCATTGCAGCGCGAGCAGGAGAACCTGCCTCGGTTCCGGCGCTTCGGCGGCTATACCGCCTTCACCGAAGGGTGGGCGCTGTACGCCGAGAGCCTCGGTGGTGAGCTCGGACTCTATACCGAGCCGCAGCAGAATTTCAGCCGCCTCAATTCCGAGCTGTTCCGCGCCGTGCGCCTGGTCGTCGATGTCGGGGGCCGCCGCCATCGCTTGTTCCAGCGCTTTTTGCGCGCCGGTGATCGGCGCCATTTCGTTGGCGTAGACGGCGGCGATGTTTTCCAGCCGCACCGCGTCGAATTCCTGCTCCTCGACGAGCTTCGGCAGGAACCGGTAGCTTTCGGAGTCGATCTCCACCAGATTCGAGGCAACCATCGCCGTCAAAAGCTGTTCCAGGCCCGGGCAATGCCCGTCGATCAGGCCGCGATAGATGACCGGGTTGGTAACGCTGTCGTGGAGCGCAAGCGAGCCGTCCTTTTGCACATTCTTGATCGCAAGGTAGAGCGTCTTGTGGAATAGGTCGCGGCCGATTTCCGTCCAGCCCTTCTCCACGTACATCATCATCAGCCGTGAAATCAGGTGGCTCAGATTGACGGTGACGCCCGCATACATTTCGCGCATGTAGGCGTCGCGCGTGCCGATGGTGAGCCGGCCGGTGCACTTGGCGACCATCCTGTCGGCCCATTTGCCCTTGTCGGCCTTGACGGCGAACAGATCGTCGAGGGAGTCGATCCGGCACACCAGGCGCGAGATGAACTTTCGTTCCCACCACCCCCAATGGGTATCCGTGGAGATCGCCTCGCCGAGGCGCAGGTCCATGTCGGTTTCCTTGAGCAGGATGTTGCCTTCGATCAACAACTCCTCGGAAAACCTCTTGCTGAGGCCGCCAGTGAACAGCTCGACGCCCTTGCGCAGCACGTTGTCGGTAACGCGGAGCGGATAGAAGGTGATGTTGGCCGGCACGATCAACGTCGGCTGGCGGGCCGCTACCATCAGTTCGTCGACCGAGGCGAAATCGAGCCGGTCCGCCCATTTTTGCAGGCAGGGCCGGTCTCCTTCTTCCTCTATGTCGCGGAGCGCGCCCTTGAAGGCGCCGAGATTGAGCGCCAGCACGGCCGCCCCCGAATGGTGCTTACGCCGTTCCTTGGCGGTGCGCGAATAGATGTTGTAGTCGCCAGCGCCGTCGATGACCCGCTTGTCCTTGACCATGCCGCCTTCGGGAAAAATGATGATCTTGCGGCCGTGCAGGATCTCCTTGGCGAGGAACGGCAGCAGCCCGGGAAAGCGGTTGGGAACGGCGCCGACGCTGCGCAGGAAGTTCGAGAAGAAGTCGTCGCCGCGGAAAAACTCCGAAGCCGCCATGCCACGGCTATACGCACCCGTTTCATCGTAGATCAGATATTGCGGGATGAAGGTCTCGAAACGGGCGAAATGGTTGAACAGGAAAATCTGCCCGGTCTGGATCTGTCCTTCCTTCTGGTGCAACCGGATCTTGACGCCGAGACGACTCTTCAGCGTCGTAAAGGCCTTGATCGTCCATTCGTACGTTTTCGGATCGATCTCGAATTGCTTCTCTTTGTCTTTCGTATGCGTCTCTAACCGCTCGTCCAGACTCCAAAAGATTGAATTCTGCATCTCCAATTGCTTCGGCTGCTAATCTTGCTGCATATCTAGCATCAGAAAGTCTTTGAGTAGCTTCAGTTAATCTGTTGACTCTTTCTTCGGCATCTGTTTCGGTACTTAATCTTAATTTTTCAGCGAGATTTGACGCATCTATAACAGCACCAAGTCTCTGGAATGCAGCTACAAGCAATCCAACGGCAGGAATCGCTTGAGCAATTGCTGGCAAGAATGCTCCACCTAAAGCAGAGGCTGCCAACACAAGAGATGAAGCAAGTGCAACTAGAGCAGTTCCGCCTTGAACAATTAACGTTCCTAGAATTTGTAAGAATGAGATTACTATTGCCCATCTAACATTTACAAATGATGATGCACCAGCAACTGCTATGCCAATTGCTGCACCAAATCTTGTTAATCTTCTTTCCGAAGAAAGAGTTTGTCGCTCAAGATCGGAAAGACCTCTTCTACCTGCTGTAATGCCAGTTCTAAAATCTCCCCATGCTCGGCCAGCAGATACTCCGATTCTCTTTAATCTATTATCTATCCTATCTAACTGACTTATTATTCTTTCTGTTTCTTCTCTTCTAACATCAAATATATTTGGTCGTGTAATCGCCGTTCTTCTTTCTCTTTCTGTTATCGCGGCTAATTCTCTTTCTACCCTAGCTTCTTCCTCTAGACTTTTTCTTTCCGCTCGTTCGGCTGCATTTCTTTTATCTAATTCAAGAGATATTTCATCTCTAATAACTTGCTCTCTTATTCTTAATACATCTATTTCTTCTCTATTTGCTCTAAGTCTTTCATTTAATATGTTTTTTTCTATATTTGTTAATTGTAAAGTTCTGTCATTAAGATCGGCTTGAATAATTGCATTTCTTCTTGTTATTTGTTCTCTTAATCTTGCTAATTCATTAGCAGCCTGTCTTTCAATTCTTATTCTATTATCTAATCCTTGTCTTTCTGTTCCCAATCTTTGCTCTAAATCTTGTTTCTTGGCAAAGAATTCTTTTCTTAATGCTCCTCTTTCTTGAATAATTTCTTCTTCTAAGGCTCTTCTTCGAAGTTCTATCTCTTCTTTTGTGCCAGCAATTCTTTTTCTAACAGCTTCATCAATTAATCTTGCTTCTTGACGAGCGGCAACAAAACCTCCAAAAATTTCTCCAACAGGTCCTCTTTGTCTGGTTGCAAACTCTACTTGGGCTTCTCTTCTAAATTCTCTTAGCGCCAGAATTGCTCTTCGCGCAGAATCTCTCTGCCTATCAAAGAATGTCGTAAAGAGAGGTCTTCTTTCAAGCTCTACGCTTTTTCTTTCAAGTGCCGCAACAAATTCATCTCCTGCTCTTCTTACGTCATCAAGAATTTCTCTATAATCTTCTCTTGCTCCTCTAGTATCTTCAATAGTTTTTTTTAAGCCTCTGCTTAAAGCAACAAATCGTCCCGTCAAAGGATCGCGCCCACGAAATCCACTTCTAGTAAATACTAAATCAACATCTTTTTCAAGGTCTTTTAAGGAACCCTGAAACTTCTTAACTTCTTTATCTGCATCCCCAAGAGCACGGCGAAATACAGAACTAAGGTTGTCCCTTGCTTCAAGTATTATTCTAATAACTTCGTTGCGATCTGCCATGAATCACCTACAAGCTTTAAGCTTGATCTATGTCAATATCTATATTTTGTTCGTGCGGTTTAACTTCAGGTCGTGCGGTTAATTCAACGATATTGCCATGTTCATCGACCACGGGTATATCTTTTCCTGGAATTTTCATTGCTTTGAAGAATGGATCATTCTCAAAGTCAATTTCTTTTTTAGTATCTATATTATAAATACTTTTTAATGCCTCATGATAAGAATTATCAACACTTTCTAGCGTCATTCTTTTAGAACCTTTATTGTCATCAAGGTTTGTATTGGCTAAAAGACCGGAAATATAAGCAAATCTTTCTTCTGTTGCCCTGTCTACTTGTTCTCTTTTCGTGTGTGCCTCATACATGGCTTCAAATCTTTGCCAGGGCCAGCTTAAGAGTTCTTCTATGCTTTCTGGGTGCGACGACGAGTAGCTTTCGAGAGCTTCGATGACGTTGATCTTAATTGTATCTTCTGTGATATTTCCTGAACTAGATTCATCTGCCGTGCGAAAAAATCCATAATCGCCTCAATATTTTGTTCAAAGAAATGTGCCAAAATTTCTGAACCCTGTTCATCATCAACTTCTTCTAAAAGCTCTTTTACATATTCTCTGTCTCCCTTCTTAACTCCAAGAGAAATACAGAATATATCACCAAAAAGTTCTGGTGCTACTTGTGCTACTTTAGCAACAGCTTTAACGAAAGCATCTGCTTCTTTAAAGCTATCTGCTGAAGCTCCTTCTGGTGTTTCCAAAAGATCAGAAACAGTAGTTCCGCCTGCAAGAGCTTTTTCGACTGCATCTCCTAAAATAGAGAAAAGTTCAATTTTTCCAAAGAAAGAAAGTGGTCTTTGATAAAGGACTAACTCTCTTTCTGTTCCTTCTGCTAAAACTATTTTATAGGTTGTCGCAGAAGGTTCTAGCGTCTCAACAATATTTACGTCTTTTTCAGACATGGCTTTGCCTCCGTGTTGCTATTTAAGTTAATAATCTAATTTGAGCTCTTAAGTGAGCTATTCTTACTGGTACAAATGTACGATTTACAATAAAATATGCTTCTCTTAAATATGGATTTGGTTTCTGTCCTCTTACTGTTCCTTTTAGACGCCAATTTCCCCTCCAATAAAAAACAAGATAATCGGCAGTTTTTGGTCTAATTGGAGATTTGTAGGGACCATATATTCCAGTTCCTGTGTGAACCCATTTGGCGTGTTCTGGTGTTTCTGGAAGAGTCAATGTTTCTCTTGCAAATACATCTCCAGGTTTTAATGTTGCTGGAGCAGCACCAATAAATCTTCCGCCTGCTCCCCTTATAGATACAGCAGGAGGAGCGCTAGGAGAAACAAAAGCGGCAACTCCCGTAATAACTCCTATAATTCCCTTACTTCTTTCAACTGGATGCTTCTTTAATCTTCCGGGAGCCAGTCTTCTTACATCGGGAGTTGTTTCCCCTAAAGGAGCTTGCCTTCTGGCTTCTACTTCAATGGCATCTCCAATATCTTCAACAGCTTCTTCTATTAAGCGTTTAGCTTTAAACTCGTCAAAGAATCCTTCTACTAAAATTTTTTCATTTTCGAATCTTGCTGATAAAAGTGGCATATTTTTTCCTAAAAAATCAGCCTCCATAAGAGGCTGATAAAACTTGCTTGATAGAAAACGCCTCTGCTATTTTCTTAAAAGCTGATGCCGCATTGCGTTCATCAAATAAATTTTTACTTAACTTTATACTTCGTCAAAGATTACTTGCGTTCTGGTATTTAGATCGGCAATAGACGTATCTGCCAATGCTCTAAATGTGAACGGAATTGACTGCTGTTCTCCAGTCTTGTTATAAGGAATTGCTGATTCCTGGGCAGACTTCTGAACTCTTCTAAACACATGAGCACGAAGCTTGCCATTTTGCTTCTGGAAAATAACAGCAAGTCTTTTTCTAGTATAGGTAGTGGGTTCACCTACGCCCATTTGTCTGAATCCGCCGGAAGTTGTAATTCCTCCGCCTTCCCAAGCAAGTTGTAGATTCTCAAGAGTTACTTCTGCAAGCGCAGTTGCTACAGTTTGTTCGTAGTTTACAGGCCGAGAGTCAATATCACCAATAATCTGGTCTACATCGAAAACTTCCTCGGTAACATTACGAGAAACCGTAATTCCTGTTTTAGTTGCACCTACATCAACCCATCCAGATTGAGCATCATATGTCGAAAGATTGATGATATCACTAACTCCAGTTGGGAATGCAATCGTAGTACCAGCCACAAGAAGTCTTGCTGCTCCACGAATAAAGTTATCATCGGTAATGCCCGTTCTAAAGAATGTGCTTGACATTAAGCTTTACCTCCTCTCTCAGCCTTGTTCATTACAATTATCATTTTAACATTAAGATTGTACATTTATTTGTCGAAATTCACATATTTATCAACATTATATTCTATAATGCCGCCTTGCCAAAACCATGTATCTCCCGTACTCCCAAATTCTCTAGCTTCAAAAACATTTCCTATGCTTTTTGTGGGAGAATTTAGACCAGGAACGGTATTATTCAAGGTTCTATTTTCCAGAGTTTCCATAAAAACCAGATGAATCGCATCTAAAGTTTTTTGGATTCTTGTATTTATTTCCACTTCATTGTCGGATTTAACCATTACTTCTATAGCCAATCTTATGTTATACATATCTCCCGTATCATCATCAGAATTTGTTGGTGATCCTAAATAAGCAATTGTACAAACATTAGGATATTTATCTGGTTCTGCTCCTACAAGAGAAGGAATAGTTCCTGGATAGAAATTTTCGTCATTAATAGTTTCAATAGTCCACCCGGATTGACCTCTGTTAAGAGAAGACCAAAATTCGTCATCTTCTAAGGCCCAAATAGGTCGCATTTCAATAATTTTGTCGTTTAGGTGATTAAATAAAACTCTCAATGCTTCCCTTTGTATGGCCTCTGTATTTATGCGTGTACTGAGGTCCATTTATTCTCCATAAAATGTTACATTACTCCAATTTATATAACTATTTAGTTTTCCTGGGGGATCAAAAGCAGAACCAAAATCTTGAGGATCTGAAGTAACAAGAATTTCTCTCCCATTGTCTCCATAAGAAACCTTGGGTATAAATGCTTTTGCGGCACCTATATTTACTCCTAAGTCAATTGCAAGTTCCTGAGCCTCCAGAGCTAAGCGATCAAATATTTTCCATAAATCTGGTCTATGATCGAGATATCCTACGCTTTTTGTTGAAGAAGCACTATCGGCAGACTCTGAAATAAGAGCATCACTCCAGAAGTCAATTGCAGCAGGAATAAACTGCAAAGTGGTAAGAATTCCAAGAAGCTGCCGCTCTTCTATGTTATAAACTGCCGCCTCAGAAGCTTCAGTTACAACAGTAGAAAAAACTCTGAATTGAGCATACTCATTTAATTGTTGCAAGTCTTCTTGACTATAATAGCTGTTGGTAGCGCCAATTAGAGCTTTATAGCTTGCGGGCACATAATTTTTTACTATGTTTGTTACAGCGCCCACAAGGACTCTCCACTATTTATTCTTTTTCAACGGTAGAATCAGATTCTTCTTCTAATTCCTCAATATCAGGATTATAGCCAGTTTCAATAAAATGTGCTTGTCTCTTGGCTTGTGCCGGGGTCATAATTTTTAGCCCCGGCACTTTGCCCTCTTTAACTGCATCACTCAAATATGGTGGTATATCCGAAAGTGGTATATATTCTCCGGGAGATAGATTCTTTGAAACAACATCCCATCCTTCTGTCCCATCGGGAAGTAAGCCAGGTTCGCTCGTGCGTTTTACATGAACTGTAACCACATTTTCTGCGAAAGCTACTTTTGTATTAGCCATTATTGTTCAATCTCCTTTATTAGAATACTACTTTCGCCCAAACGAATGCATCCGGAATGAGAAGTCTAGGCATTCTTGCGCTTGCAACTCTCATGAGATGGTTCTTAGATTCGTGATCAACAAGCATTTCAGCCTGCACACCTTGTCTAAGAGCAGTTTCATTCCAAGCAGTAGAAATTGTTACTACTCCCTCAAGAGTATCGGCAATTCTAACTCCATCGAGCGTATATTCAGTAGTTACAAGAACATAGTTATCTGGCAGATACTTGGTGAGAGATGTAGTACCAATATTTGGCTCTCCAACATCTCTATAACCATTGTCATATACGACAATATCGAGAGTCTGCGAGAATGTCTCAAATAGACTTAGAATGTCTTCTTTTCTAGGTCTAAGAATGCTGTTAGCACCACTCGCATAGAAGTTAATAGCATTTCTAATTTTTGCGTTGTAGATAAGGTTGTTATATGTGTTTGAGTTCATATGAACGTGACGACCATAGAAACCTGTATCTGCGGCAAGAAGTTCTGCCCAAGCCTGAATGTCTGCTACAGGATCTGAATTAGTAGTATCAGACCAAGAAACAGCAACAGTAGGTCTATGTGAAGCCTTCATGCTCATTCCAACAGCAACTTCAGATGCTCCGTCATTATAAGGAATTACAAGTTCATCTTGAAATGCCTTCCAGCGCATCCATTCAGCAGCTCTTTCGTTCTTGAGACGAAGAATTCTGCCTTTATCTACAAGCTGAACTCCTGCGCTTCTTCGTTCATTCTCGTTAGGAGAATTAAGTTTTCTCCATTCTTCTTCGCCAATTCGCTCTTGCTCATCAATAAGCACTAGCTCCATGAGCACTTCACGCCAAGCAACATCATGCTTTACGATAGGTACTGACGCATCTGGTGCTCGGAATTTAGCGATACCGAATGGCAAGATTTCAGATACATTTACTCTAACCACTCTTTCGTAAGTTGGAGTAAAAGGAGCAATGGTTTCGCCTAGGAACGCAGCATCTTCAGCGGCACCAGGAGCTCTTCCCTCTGGTGGACGACGAATTTCAGTAGTTAGCTGAGACTGATCCCAAACGTCAAATGTCTTAAATGGCACTTGTGTTCACCTCCTCCTTTATTCGAACTTACATGTTGGTAGTGAACTTACCAACGCTGAAGCGTAATTAGTAAAGTTAACAATAGACTTAGTAGCAAACACTACAGCATGGAAATACATAGCTGCTGGCTCCATTGCCGAAGTTGCTCGCGCAACAAGATCAACAGGAGCAGCTAAGATGCCTTTAAGTTCTCCTGAACCATTGTACGGCACGTATGCCTTTGCATTTGTTACTGAAAGTTTCAAAATAGTACCTGCTGGTACTACATAACGATTTGTATCAGCCTCTGGATCTTCAGGCCAATTCTGTGCATCAAGAACGATAGACTCTCTAGGACCAAGTTGTGCTGCATACTTTAGAGGGTCCTTGCCTAGTAATTGAGCAGTTTTAGTTGTTCCAAATGGCACCTTTTACACCTCCTCTTTTATTCCTTTGCGCTTAGACGCTTTTTTGCTTCGACAAGAGCGTCTTCTTCGCTATAGTTTTCATAAAGCCAAAGTCTATTGGCTTCATCTTTAATTTCATCAGAAAGTTCCTCTTCTTCTGTATCGTTAGGCTGTTCGCCAGACGTATCTCGATCCGTAATAGGATCATCAGAGAGATTTACCGAAGGAGCAGCAGCTATTAAGCGACTAGTAATCTCAGAGACAGTGAGGGATTCGCTCTTGCCATCTTCGGAAAGATTAAGAACTGACTCTCCATCATCTGCCATAAGAATTGCTTTTGCTGTTTTAATCATGGCAGGAGACTTTTTAGCCTCTTCCCATTCTCGAACTTTCTTGTCAACACTATTTTCTCTCTCAGAAGCTTTTAGGACTTCATATTCCTCAAGTCTTGTTCTGAGTTCATCCTCCGAAAGACCCAAATCCTGGAGGAATGTGTTTTCAGTTTCTACTGTGGTCATTTCGGTGTCTTCACCTCCTCCAGATTCTTCTGGATTATTTTCGGGAATTTCTGAAAATCCGACCACTTTCAAATTTTCAGAAGTTTTTATGCCAAATGGCTTCATTCCTTGAAGCCAAGGTTTTGGAGTTAAGGCAATGTGACCGAGTACGGAATTAAATTTCTTGCCCTTTTCCTTGTCAAT